ATAGGTAATAACACGCACGCGTTCTGCTATTTCTTCATCGCCCACATCGGAGTCGAACTCGCGAACTAGCTGTATGTGGCGCTGAAGCGTGTCGCCATCGTCCTTGGATACACTCGTGGGCTCGATGCTCGGGTTGTTGTAATAAAGCCGAGCTTCCTCAATGTGCATTGTTGTTTCTTTCACAGCCCAATGGGCCTTGCTTTCTGTGCCAACCCCGGGCTCATGGTGCCAGTTAAAGACATCTACTGGCTCAACAACGAACCAGCCATCGCGACCATAGTTGGAGTCTTTTACGTCTCCAACGCCAATCACGCTGTCCCAGTCCACATATATCCCGGCGTAGCCCATCAAAACAGAACGCAACACGACGTCATCCAAGATCGACGACATTTCATTCGTTCGATAGAACCACTCTAGGAGCTTCTGCACTCCCCGTGCGGCTTGACGCTTGTGTGCGGTGTCGCCTGCGGGGTGCACCAGCCACTGCGGGTTGTTGGCGGTAATGATTGCTGCCGATGTTCTTGCTATAGGCTGCATCACGTTAAGGACCACGCGGTCCTCAAACCAGCGCGGCAGGCTGCCTGTATGCGTGGTTATGTTCATGGCGTACTCACGCGCGCGCTCAATACTATAGCCACAATACGCCAAGAGGACAGTCAGGGCCTCCTCCATACGTGGCCCTTTAGCTTTAATGCATGACTCAAGCCGGCCCTCAACCTCATCAATGAGGGTGCGCTCCGCCTCTTGCTTTTTTTTGGTGCTGGCCATGGGCGTTAGCGTCTGGGTGGTGAGGGCCGGACTGCGCCTGGTATGCCACTGTAACCCATTAGGATATCAGCAGCGCTTTTCCCAGTGCGCCCGCCTGCTTCTCTGGCTTGGCCGGCCTGCTGCATCCTCTTTTTCTTTTCTTCCTCGCTTTCGCCATGTAGGTAACCGAGCGCCGAGGCTGTTCCTGGGCTTAAGGCGCTTTGCCCGCCGCCTAAGGCCCGTACGCCACCTCCCCCTAGCTCCGCGCCGATGGCGCCGCCCATCGGTCCGAACAGGCTGCCACCAAGAACAGCGCCGCCGATCTCACCCATCGTGGTTGCCAATTTAGCAATGTTTTTCATGAGGGCCTTGTTTCCCTCTTGCGGGTCACTAAACATTGGCATCAGATCACCTCAAGGCTTTGTTTTTCGTTTTCGGGACCTTGCGCGTAGTAGAGGCGCTCAGTCTCCTCTCTTTCAAGTATCACTTTTCTACACTCTTCAATAGTCTTTTCTTGAGAACGCGTGATCAAATACACCGACGCGACGTGTCCCAGTATTAATGACATCATAAGGAATATTGTTGGCTCACTCATGGCGTCAGGGTAGCTCTAATTCAAATTCTTCGTCAAGCTCTGGTGTTAAATCAACAAGATCATAAGACCCATCCGTAATATGCAATTCTTCTTTCTGCTCATCCCATATTGGATTGTTGTGCTGATGAGCTTGCGAAACACCTGTAATTAACTCCGGCTCGGACACAGAAGCTACTGCCTCCGCCATCGCTGCGACCCACGTTGAATCACGGGTTGGGAGAATAGTCAACGCAGCCGCCCGGAACAAGTCGTCTGAAAGACGATCTCCATTTGGCATTTCTCGGCCCTTTCCTGGCGTCTTCCACTCCGAAACTATGCTCTCGTCTGGCCTTCTCCGCACGATGCGCCTTACCCAACCGCACTCCCTCAGGAGGCGTGGGTAGCGTAAGAGTAAAGCCCCCGTGTTCAACTCGTGTCTGAACATGGCCAGCAAAGACTTTACCGTATCGCCTGTTGGTGTAAAACCAACCCTGCGCCCCTTTTGCTCTCCGTACTCGTCTAATTGTTCCTGCCCATACAGGTGCGGGTAGTTTAGTCGTATCATGGTGTTGATAACTGCTAGGCCGCCTCCTGCGCGTTCTATGTTTATAGATGCGCTGTTGTACCATCGGCCAATGGCCTCCATGTACATCGCCAACACGTCTGTCGATACGTCGTTTCTGTAACCTGCGCATACCACAACCCCCTCCAGGCGGACGACGAACCCGGCGTAATCGTTCCCCGTTCCTTCACTTGGGTCTAGCCCTATAAAGTAAACCTCACCCTCAACCGGCTCTTCGTATACATGTATCCACCCCTCTGGGTGCGGCTCTGGTATGGGCCTTTCATCATCGTCCGACTCTAAGAACTCCATAAGTGGATCGACGCTGGTCCTTATCTTGTCCGTCAAGTGCAGAGCCGCGTCCGTCACAAAGATGTCGTATGGCAGGAACTCCTTATCCTCGCCCTCAAGCTGCATAGTGCGGCCGTTGTCATTCAAGAAGTCGCTGTCTGTCGAGCGAAATGCCTCTTCGGCTGTTCGCGGGTATTCCCTAACAAACTCCTCTTCGCGGCCCATAAAGCGTGTAGCTACCGTGCGTCGTCGCCAGTATACCTGCCCTATGTTCATGTCACCATTCATCACCCACTCAAGCTCTGCTTTGCTTAAGCCCTTTAAGTCGGCCATGGCTGTCTCGTCACCCTCGGATGCCCGTATCCCCAGGTTTCGGAGTTCAGGATCTATACGCGACGTGTCGTCATATTCCGGGTGCGTCGTCCATGGTATAAAGATACGCGTCCACTGACTGTCAGCGCTGCAAGCGGACTCCCATATTTCCCAGAAAATGCCCATAGCCCCAGCGGACGTTGACTCAAGCACGAACATCGAGCCCACAGCCTCCGCTACCGCTGGTGTCATGGCAGAGATGAGCTTGTCGCCGTTAGGCCAGAACGCGCACTCGGAGCCATGCACGAAGTCGGCGGTCACGCCTCGAGCAGCCTGTGCCTGACCGGCAGTATCAATAGAAAGAATGCTGCCGTTGCTCCACTCGTAATGGCTGTCCGTTCGCTCAATAGTCCTGTCCCACCCCTCTGATATTGCTGGGCTGAAGTTTTCCAGCATGCGCCTGTTCATGGCCATTAGCTTTCGCGTTGTGCGCTCGCGGTCGCCGATGACCAAAGCCTCAACGTATGGCACAAACCTGCACTTGTGCATTGCGTATGCCTGGAACAGCGTGGAGCTACCCCACTGCCTGTGCTTCAGTTCTATAATCCACGCAGGCTGGCCCTCACGCTCCAGCTTGTCCACAGCCTCAATGATGCGCTGCTGACCGGGGTTGGGGTCGAGCTTTATAAGCCCGCCAGCAACCTTCTGCTTAGGGCGAATCTTTACTTCGTTTTGACACCAAAACGTGAAGTCGTCTTCGCAAGCCCTTAGGTACTTGTCTCTGGTCATTTTCCTGCTGCTTCAAGTCTTCCGTCGTAGTCGGTAGCGTCTGGTCCAGACTCTCCTGCATCGCTCTCAACCAAGCGGACCGTTTCGGTCGCAATCTGTTGTGCCATTTTTTTTCGCTGCTGTACGCCATCTATGGCTCCGCTTCCAACAAGGTAAAGGCCCATGGCCTTCATGTTTCCCTTTACCACTCCGTGGTACAGCGAGGCCTCTAGCACAGCATCAGCGGCGGCGTCAATATCGCCTCTGGCTGTGGCTGCACGCGCACGGCGGAAGATGTCGATTAGCTCTTGGTCTGGCTCGCTAGGCATTTATATCCGAACAGTCTTGCGTTTGCTTGGCTTTGTTGCTTTCTTTTTGCTTGCTTTCACGCCAGCAGTAGCGCCTGCGAGCCCTGCAAAAAAAGCTGCGTCATCAAGCTCTGACCTGTAGCTATCCAATAAGCCAGCGGCTGCCCCCGCTCTTTTCGCCGCGCTCCCTGCGCCAGCGCCTGCCCTGGTTCGTTTTCGCCGTTTTTTTATAGGCTTTCTTTTAGGTCGCTTTGTTGTGCTTTTACCAGCCATCACTTTCTCCTTGTAGCTTTCTTACGATTAGTCTTGCGGCTAACAACGCGCAGGTTCTTCCTGCCGTTGCCCCCACCCTTAGACATGGGGACCTTATGGTCTACCTCTTTGCCCGGTCCAGGGTTTAGCTTTCTGTTGGCAGCGTTACGTTTAGCGCGGCGCTTCTTCTGCACAGCCTTCTTGTGATACGTGTCGTACTCTTTACGGTAGTTACGTTTCTTGCGCGGCTTCTTTGTTTTGGTAGCCACTACGCCCGTCTACGCCGTCTAACAGTGGGCCGCTTTTTGGCGGCCTGCTTCTTGGCCTTAGATGCGGCCTTCTTGCCGGCAGCGGTGTAGGGGTATTTCTTTCCTGCTACTTTAGGCATTCATTAACTCCACTATGCGGATTATCAGGCGGGGCCCTGGGCCTTCTTTTTCCTCATAGTATTTCGTACATGACATGAACGCAACCTGAGAATCATCTCTCCACCACCCTGTGTCGTTCAGGGCATCACATATGGACTTGCACACATTGTCTGCGTCCGGCTTGCTGATATGGTAGATAAAGTTCTCTGAGTCCTTCTTTCGCCGCAGGCGCTTAGGCCTGGGGAACACTGCCGTCACGTACAGACCTAGCGCTCCTGTTAAGACCTGTTCTGGTCTATGCTGCGCAGCAAAAAGTGCAAATTGCTGTTCCCACCTTACTTGATCTGACGGCGTATACGCTCTCCCGTTTGCCGTGCGGTGTCTGGATTTCCCCTTGGGTGCTACTGGAGCTACGAAGCTAATATCAAACATTGTCTTGCCATATCTTTAGGAGGGTTCCCGGCCTTGGCCAGAAGCTATTATTAGCCTGGTTCATATACTCCCTTACCGCGTCTAGAAGCTCACCGTCCGTTGCTCCGCTTAAGCCTTCGGCGAATGTCTGAGCTATATAGTCGTAGCTGCTGCGTGGTGGTATGGAGTGCCCCCCGTTAGCTAAAAGGTGGAAGGCTTCAATGACGCCCTGTGGTGTTATGGTTATGTTCCACTTAGAGCCACGCTCTTCCAGCTTCATCATCCCCAGCTTCACCTGTGCCTCCATGGCGGATACGGGGTTGTCGTCCATCTCATCGATCCTACGAAGAGTCTTAGGCTTGCAGATGAAGTCGATGTCCGCTCTCCACGCCCGCGAGTTCGCCCCACGCCAGTGTTCATTTCTGGACGCTTTGTGTAAGAAGCCCCTAAGCGCCTCTTCTGAGCCCGTGATATCCCACAGCCGCTTTACGCCCATGCGTCTATCGACGTCCCTGGTGCTACGGCATTGCTTCCAACCGGGTAGCCCATTCCTGCATTGCTGCTGGAACTCGTTGTAAACCTCACGAACCAGATCGTACGGCGTGCGCTCGCCATATACTGGAGGAGCTTTAGCTCCGACATTATCTTGGGTGGTATTATCTTTGGAGGTCACATCTGACACCCCCCCGGTGTCATTTTTGACACCCCCCGGTATCACATCTGATACCTCCTTAATACCACGAAGCTTTTCGTGATTTTCCGCGTAGGACCGTGGTATTTTATTGGCGTCCCATGTGATAATGTACCGGCTGGTGGATTCACCTCCGCCTTGGATGACTTCGATGTAGTCCTTGTCTTTGAGCCATTTAATCCCACGCTGCAACGAGGAGCGGGATAAACCAGACAGCTTCTCCAATCTCTGGAGCCCTGGCCAGCATACCCCGTCCTTGTTGCGGTGGTCTTGTAACAATGCCCATACGACAATCGCCGATGTTGGTGGGTGTTGTGTTATCCATGCATACGGTAGGTGACCGAAGGCATAGAAATTCTGTCTTTCTCGCATAACCCTCTCCTGCTATGCGATTAAAACGGAATGTCGTCGGCGCTAAACGTTTCCTCGTTCATCTGAACAGCGAGTGCTTTAACAGATGAGGCCTGGAACTCCTTGTAGTGCTCATCACTGGGGAAGCCTACGTGTCCTACCCACTTAGTCTTACCCTCTTCGTCCTCATACTTACGGCTAGGGACTGCGATCCAAAGCGCACCCTCCTTTCCCTTACGAAGAGCGCACCCACGCACCTCTACACACTCATTAACCAAGATGTCGGCGAACCCTACAAGGTTCCCCTGCTTCATCTCACGCCATTTAGTTACTTCTACTTTCATTATTCACTCCTGGGTCTAGCAGCCTGGTACGCTGCAGTTGTTTAAGCGCCGCTTAAGCAGCTTAAAGGTCTTTAATACTTTCCTAGCGTAGTTGTGGCTACGTGCACCGGGAGAATTACCCCCGTGGTACATCGTTAGCGCATGGTAATCCACATTACGCCTATGCTTTCTCTCCGAACGCGCCCTCCATTTACTGTAAGCGTACCCACCAACGTAGATATAGTCGCACTTCTGCGAGCCACACCAGATCTTGGGCATCACCTGTAGCGCTCCACGAGCACCAGAGCGAGAAACAGCCGCATTATTAAGCCGACTCTCGTGCCAGGCAACAGATACCAGCAACAAGGGGTCCAAATTAAACTCATCGGCCACTGAAGCAACCTCATAACACGTCTCCAAACGAGAATCTTTGAAGCTACGTACCTTCTGAAGCTCTAAGCAAATGTCTTGGGGGGTGCAAATCCCAAAAAGAAAGACTGTCAAGGCCAACATCTCTACTCCTACGCTTTATTCCGTTAGCAAAATCAGTATATCACAGGTACCAGCCCTGTCAACCTCCCCCCTTCAAACTACCCCCCTTCTCTGTACTCTTTAGTACAGTACTTTTGAGTACAGGTCAATAGAGTAGGAGAGAATCGGGTCAGAATACGCGCTACGGGGCTTATATGAAAGGGTGGGGGGTCTGGTTACTACAGAAGTTTTTAAGAAGGGTGGGGGCCCCCATACCTTACGGTATAGTGGTTAAGTAGTAAGCTGCTACGTACTAATAGAAGTCCCCCCCCTCCCCCCTCAGGGGGCTTCGCTGCAGGGCCAGGCTGCAGATAAGGATAAGAACAGGTTATATTAGTAATGAAGAGTGAGTAGCGTGCTTTCTTAGGAAGGAA